GTCCCTGGCCCATGCCCCTGACATCGCTCGCATCTACTACGGCCTGGCTCACCACCGCTGGGCCTTCGGCCCCCACGGCTACCACATCACCCTCGACACCCCCCTCACCCTGGAGTAGCCATGCCAGACATCGAGTACCAGACCATCTGCCGCACCATCCAGGAGCGCAACTTCGACGCCCTGGCCCATGCTCGCATCACCACCAACTTCTTCCTCGATCCTGATAACAGCGCCATGTTCGACTGGGTGCGGGACCACTGGTCGAAATACGGGGAGTCCCCGAGTGAGGACGCCTTCCACCGGGAGTACCCCGCCGACAACCTGATCGAGACCCCCGAGCCGCTGGCCTACTACATCTCCGAGTTACGGGAGCAGCGCAAGTACGCCCTGCTCATCGACATGCTCGACAACATCAAGGAGCCACTGAACAACAACGATACCGACATCGCCGTGAGGCTCCTGGCTATGGGCTTAGAGGGCCTGCAACTAGAAGTCACCGAACTGCTGGACGAGCGCATGAATGACACCGGGGAGGAACGAGTGAGCTACTACCAGGACATGACCAGCCATCGGGGCCTCCTGGGTTGGCCCACCGGGTTCCCCTCCATGGACCGGGCCACCGGGGGCCTACAGCGAGGGCAGTTGATCACCCTGGCCGGCAACCCCAAGGTCAAGAAGTCACTGCTGCTGATGTGCATGGACATCGCCGCCAACCAGGGCGGCGCCAAGACCATGTACGTCAGCTTTGAGATGTCCAACCGGGAGCAGTCCACCCGCCACGACGCCCTGCGGGCCGGCATCAGCCTGTCCCACCTCCAGGCCCCGGCCCAGATGCTCGACTGGGAGTGGAAGAAGCTCAGGCGGATGATGCACGAGCTAGAGGACCGGCCAGACTTCGTCCTGGTGCATGACCCCATGGGTACTACGACAGTCTCAGCCATCCGGGCCAAGATCGCCCAGCACCGGCCCGACGCCGTCTATATCGACGGCGCCTACATGATGGAGTGCGAGGATCCCGGCATCACGCCCAACTCAGCCCAGGCCCTGACCTCGATCACTCGGTCCCTGAAGCGGCTGGCCCAGCAGTCTGACCTGCCCATCGTGCAGACCACCCAGGCCCTGACCTGGAAGACCCCCAGGGGCAAGCTGAACCTCAACTCCATTGGATATTCCTCGTCGTTCGGCCAGGATAGCGACGTGGTTTTTGGCGTCGAGGCCACCAGGGACGGGGAGGGTCAGACCAACGACAGCGAAGCCCTGCTGCGGATCCTGGCGTCCCGGAACTGCTCGCCCAGGGATGTCATGCTATTGGTCGACCTTGACCATGGGTCCATCCTGGAGACCGAAGAGATCGAGTACGAGGAGGACGACGACGTGCGTGCCGACGACCGGTGATCGAGGATCTCCTGGAGTACATCGGCGTCGAGGACGTCCGCTCCTTAGGCGCCGAGGTCCAGGCCCGCTGCCCCATGCACGAGCAGCGCACCGGGGAACTTGAGCGCCGCCCCGACCACTGGAGCATCAACCGCCACTCAGGGGCGCACCACTGCTTTAGCTGTGAGTACTCAGGCTCCCTGACCCGGCTCATCATGGACGTGGCTAAGGTCAGCCTGTGGGACGCCCGTGGCCTGATCCGGCGCTTCGACGTGGACCTCTCCGACGACGAGGCCCCCTGGGAGCCACCCATCGGCATGGTGATCGAGACCAAGCTGGAGCAGTTCAGCCCGCCCCCACCCCGTGCCCTGGAGCGACGGCGTCTGACTCCGGAGGTGTGCGACCGCTACCAGCTTCGCTGGGACTACGAAGAGGCTGCCTGGATTATCCCCATCTTTTCCCCAACTGGGGAAAAGTGGGGTTGGCAGTCCAAGGGGGTCGAGATCCGCAACCACCCCCCTGGGATCCGCAAGGGCAAGACCCTCTTTGGCCTCGACGTGCTGCGTGCTGACTGGGCGCTACTGGTGGAGTCCCCACTCGACGTGGCCTACCTGGACACCCTGGATGTCCCTGCCGTCGCTGCCTTCGGCTGCCAGGTCACCGACATGCAGATGAAGCTCCTGATAGAACGGCTGGACCGGCTGGTGCTGGCCCTGGATGACGATAAGGCCGGCTCAACAGAAACTCAACGCCTGCTCAACGACAAGTGGCACCGACGCATCCCCACCACGGTGTTCAACTACCAGGGCCTGGGTGGGAAAGACCCTGGAGAGTTACCACCACTAGCGGTCCGAAAGGGCCTGGAGAGAGCCGTCCGGGCGACGTTCTGGTAATGGTCTTCAAGGGCACCCTCTATCCTTTCCAGGAGCAGGCCGTCGAGCGCATGCTCGATATGCGGACCCTGCTGGTGGCCTACGAGATGGGCCTGGGCAAGACCGTCATCACCATCGCCGCCATCGAGGAACTGATCGACGCCGGCAAGATCGGCGGGGGTCTGATCATCTGCCCCGCCTCGATCAAGCTCCAGTGGAAGCACATGATCGAGGAGTTCGCCCCCGAAGCCACCGTCATCGTCATCAACGGCACCGCTGCCCAGCGCCAAGAGCAGTACCTGCGCTACAAGCGGGGTGACGGGGAGTACTGCATCATCAACCCCGAGCAGATGACCAACGACTGGGAGATTGTGAGCCGGCTGCCCCGTGACTACATCGTGGCCGACGAGGCGACCTGGTTCAAAAACTTCAAGCCGAATCGGTCGAAAAAAATCAAGCGGCTCACCGCCACCTACCGCTGGGCGCTCACCGGCCAGCCCATCGAAAACAGGGCCGAAGAGGTGTTCAGCATCATGCAGTGGGTGGACTCCAGCGTCCTGGGCCACTTCAAGACCTTCGACGCCGCCTTCGTGAAGCGGGACCACTGGGGCCGGGTCAAGACCTATCGGAACCTGCCCACCCTGCACCGGCTCCTGTCCGACCACATGGTGCGCCGTACCCGAGCGGAGGTCGCTGACCAGCTACCCGCTGTGGTCACCCCGGCACCCATCCTGGTCGACCTTGACATAGCCGGCGCCACCCTGTATAGGCGCATGGTCTACGACCTCCAGGCCGAACTGGCCGAGGCCCTGAACTCCTGGGGCAACTTCTCCTTAGCCGGGTTCTACCGGGGTGAGGGGGAGAGCGAGGCCAGGGGCAGGATCATGTCGAAGCTGGTGTGCATGCGGATGCTGTGTGACCACCCCGAGCTACTGCGCCTGTCGGCGGCTCACTACCGGGGGGTACTACCCGGCAATCGGACTGGCAGCGAATACGCCCAGGAGCTACACGAGGCCGGACGCCTGGAGAAGCTGCCCAAGGCGCCCAAGCTAGATGTGGTTGTAAGCCTTCTATGCGACATCCTGGCGGCAGATCCTCGCAACAAAGTCGTATTTTTTTCGTTTTTCAAGGACATGCTGGCCCTGGTGGCAGCCGCCACCGACAAGCTGTGCCGGTCGGTCCTCTTCACCGGGGACGTGTCCGTTACCAAGCGGGACCAGGCCAAGGCCCAGTTCGCCGTCGACCCCGAGACCCGGCTCTTCCTCTCCAGCGATGCCGGCGGCATCGGCCTCGATCTGCCTGTCGCCAACTACTTGATCAGCTACGACTTGCCCTGGTCAGCCGGCGCCTTCGCCCAACGCCAGGCTCGCATCGTGCGCCTGTCCAGCCGGTTCCCCCAGGTCACCCTCCTGACAGTCCAGGCCACTGGCTCCATCGAGGAGTACCAGTACCGGCTCCTGGGCCAGAAGAAGAAGGTGGCCGATGCCGTCATCGACGGCAAGGGCATCAACCCCAGGGGCAGCGTCACCTTGGACTTGAAGAGCCTGTCGGAGTGGCTCCGAGAGAGCAGGGTCTAGGGGGGGTCGGGAGGTAATCCCCCGAGGCGATCAACTCACGCCTGAGAGATGCTACACCTTGGTCACTGGTGCCAAAAAGCGAGGTCCGTGATGGGATACAACAGAAAAGTGGATGGCCCGAGTGGGTGGGGGGCACTGACTCCCTTCAAACTCGTCCTAGTCCAGACCTGGCTTCACCTCATTTTTCAGTCCGCTCCAACCGTCCAGGGTGCGTACAAGCGTGGCTATCAACGGACAGTAGTACATGACCTGACTGCGGGCAACGGAGACTCCAGCTTCGGGGACTGGTTCAGAGGCAGCATCTGGGCGGAAGCGCTGAGGCAGACTATACGGCAGGCTGCTACCGGGGCTGTCCCCCTGGTGGTACATGGGTACGAGAGAAACCTGAAGGCTTTTGACTCACTGACAACAGCCACCGCCAAGGCTCTCGCCCGCCGCCAGGAGGTAACCCGCACTTCAAAAACGGAGTGGAAGGCGGTCAACCTGGAGGTACGCCTCCATAGGCAGGACAGCCAGACCGTGGACCTCCGTGACCACGGCCCAGGGGACGTCGTCATCGTCATCATCGACGGCAACACCATCGATGTCAGCGCACAAGTTGCCAACCAGGACGAGCTAGTAGGGATGGTCACCAGGGGAGCGACGGTTTTTTTATTCGTGTCCATGATGACTCAAGAGCGGGTTCGGAAGCTGTCTTTTGAAGAGGGGCGAATCCGTTGGGACACCCTGTTCAAGACCATGCATCTGGTGGCTAGGCCCACCGATGGTGTCCAGGAGACCTTCTATGTGGTGCATCGGAACAAGAACCTCTGGAGGTGGGCCATGACCACACTGCCAGAGTGGGGGCCACAGATCATACAGGGGGCAGAGGCGACCAGCCAATCAATGAATGTCGTCAGTAAGGATGGCGGGAACCGGGAAGGGCACCTAGACCTGGACTACGTCAGCTACCCGATGAACCGGAAGTCAGTGGAGGAACTACGGAGACAGGCCATCATTACACAACGTGATCGTGAAGCGATCATAACCAGGGAATCCAAGGATAGGGCAACGGTCATCAAGGCGCACAGAACCATGGGACATCAGACGAGAGGTAGTAACGGAAAATGACTGACTTTAAGAATCTGGAAGTTCATCCTGTAGCAGATGCCTTCCCACTCATGGAGGGGGAGGAGTTCGACCGACTCTTACACGACATCGAGAAGAACGGGCTTCAAGTACCCCTAACATTGGCCTCTGGAGGCAAGATCCTGGTTGACGGGCGTAATCGCTTGGCGGTTATGAATGAACTGGGCCTAGAGCCAAGTGTCCAAGTTCTCTCCGACGACTACGACGACGAGGCCATCGTCGCTCTCATCCTGTCCCTCAACGTCCACCGTCGACATCTCGACGCCGCCCAGCGAGGACATGTCGCCGGGGTGGTCGAGCAGCACTATGCCATCGCCGCCAAAGAACGCCAACGACAAAGCGGCGGCAGTAAGACTGGGTGGAAGAAGGGCGATGGCACACGAAAGTCGGTTACGGGCGGTCCGCACGTAACCGACAACCGCTCCAGACGAACCGCAGCCGCCCAGGCAGCCAAAGATGTCGGAGCTTCCGCCAAGTCGGTCCAGCGCATGAAAACACTAGAGACAGAGGCTCCAGATCTTGCCGAGAAGGCTCTGTCTAAGGAACTCTCCCTAGAGCAAGCCTGGAAGGAGTATAACAAACGGGAGCGGGACAAGAAAAAGGATGCGCCGCCTAAGGACGAAAAACCGACGGGTAAGGTGATGCTTACACTGCTCACTTTCGACGGTGAATCGGTTCCATACCCTCAGCCTAAGAGCAAGCCATCATTCCAGAAAACCAATGAGCAGGTTTCCTGGGCCAGTTGGACGTGGAACCCCGTCACAGGTTGTAACCATGGTTGTAACTACTGCTATGCCAGAGAACTGGCATATCGGCCAAGCTATGCCACCACCTATCCGGTACAGTTTACTCCCCTCTTCCACCACGAGCGTCTGGATGCACCAGCCAACAGCCTAGTACCGGAGTCTGCGCCCTCACATGCACCAGATTGGCGTGTGTTCGTCTGCTCCATGGCTGATCTCTACGGTAAGTGGGTACCAGACGACTGGATCGAGCAAGTACACGAGAAGTGCAGAGAGAACCCGCAGTGGGAGTATCTGTTCCTCACAAAGTTCCCCAGTCGCTACACAAAGCTCACCGACCTGCCAAAAACAGGATGGTTCGGCACCACAGTGGATGATCAGCGACGTGTGCCACTGGCAGAGGGGGCCTTCCGTGACATCGAGGGCGTGAAGGTGAAATGGCTCTCACTGGAGCCTCTTCTGGCACCTCTGAAGTTCACTGATCTGAGCATGTTCGACTGGGTCGTGATCGGATCGCAGTCAGGCACCAACCAGCCCACCGGCTGGGTACCCCCAATCGCCCCACCGTTTGAATGGGTGGCACGGCTAGTCGATCAGGCTCATGAGGCAGGATGCAAGGTCTACCTGAAACCCAATCTACTGGGGGACTGCAACGACACCCGTCCTGGTATGACACTGCCTCAGGAGATGCCCACAATGCGCTTCAGACGACGTTGAGGCATGGACCCCAATACCTCTTCTGCGGCAGCCGCCTGACCGATGACACCCTCGTCCTCCGCATCCTGCTGGAGGGACTCAACACCCAGGCCCGTCACTGGGGCGAAGTCATCACCGTCCAGGACAACGGCACCCTGGAGGGCCTGGAGCTTGAGGTGGAGTCGTTCCGCTACCTGGCACATCGCCAGGTGGACGACTGGGAGGATCCCAACATCGTCATCGCCTTCATGGACCGCATGAGCCACAACCGGGCCACAGAGCGATTGCTGGCGGTCGCTGAGAAGAATGGGCGCCCCTGGTTCGTGATCGGCAGTGAAGACGACAGGGGAGGTCATTCACCAGCGACCCCTTGATGGTCACACCCCCCGCTTACCCTTGTAGGTATGCCGACGAAGCGAGCCGCAAGGCTGGATCTAAAGGCCCTCAGGCAAGAGGTGCGAGAGTGGTATGCCCTGAAGCGCCAGGACGCCCTGGTGGCCCCGAAGCTGAAGAAGGGCACTGACCGCTTCAAGGAACTGCTGGCAAAATACGGCGACAAGGATCCCGCAGACGGCTCTCTTTATTTGGACCTGGAGGAACCCATAGGGGACCAGAACATCCGGTACCTGAAGAGCCTGTGCGTGACGTCGAAGAACGTCATCAACGACGAGGCGGCTGAGCAGATCCTCACCGAGAAGGGCATGTGGGAGGAGATGACTGAAGTCGTCCGGGTGCCTGATCAAGCCCGCATCAACGCCGCCTACTACGACAACCGCATCACCGACGACGAGTTGGCTCGCATGTTCCCAGCGGTCACCTCCTACCGGTTCTTCCTCCTGGATGAGGATGAGAAGCCGGTGCGGGCATGAGCGACCTTCTCCAGGCTTTCGGGCCGCTCCAGGACGAGTTCTACCCCGGCTCCAAGCAGCGCCGCCGGGAGTCCCAGGAGATGAAGCACGAACGACTAGTCGAGGAGCGTCGGGTGGCCCGTGAGGATGAACCCTGGGACGCCCACCCCGTCGAGGTATACATCGGACCCACCAGATACGAGATGTTCCGGATCGGGGCGCTCGCCAAGGCCCTGGAGCGTGACAGCGTCACCATCCGGGCCTGGCAGCGGAAGGGCTGGCTACCTCGCAACAGCTACCAGACCAACCCGGTGGTCGGGTCCAGGGGCAACGCCGGTAGGCGACTGTTCACCCGTGCCCAGATCGAGGGCATCGTCACCATCGCCCAGGAGGAGGGGCTGCTGCCCGTCCAACGGCCCACAGGGGTGTCACCTCGTGACACCAACTTCACGGCTCGTGTCATCGCCGCCTGGAGGTCATGGCGATGAAGCTCACCAAGCAGATCCGCTACACCGTGCGGGTCCGTGACTACGAGATCGTCCAGGTCGAGGTAGGCGCCGAAGCTGACCACCACGACCTGGGCTGGTCTGATGAGGACTGGGCTGCGCTCAGCGAGACCCGATCCTCCTGGGTTGACCAGCTTGAACTGCTGGTCATCACCGAAGTGGAAAAGCTGGCCCGAGAGGAACTGGAGACCGTTTCCTCCTGGTCCGAGATCTCACCCAACCTTGCTGAAGACTTTCTGCACTCTGCACGCCTGTCCTCTGCACCCACACAAAGGAACCAACATGCCTCCGCAAAAAAGACGACTGATTCGTCCCCGTCCAGCCGAAGAGTACGAAGAGGCCCCAGCCGAACCCCGCCGTCTGCGGCGTGAGGAGCCGTCTACCACTCTTCGCTCCAGCCGCCCCCACCCGACTGAGACCAAGCGTGCGCCGGCTCGTGATAGCGCCGACGATGACCGGGGTATGGCCGTCGCCAAGGGCTGGGGCGGCTACCGCCGCACCAAGGCCAACGCCCCCTCCCAGTTCACCAAGCTGTACAAGGTGCCCGACGAAGAGGGCCTCATCATGTTCCTGGAGGATGGCCCCTATGCCAGCTTCCTCATGCACTGGTGCGAGTGGATGCCCAGGGGCAGCCGGCTCAGCTATGTGTGCCTCCAGGAGGACTGCCCCCTGGACGACGTCGACTCCAAGCCTGGCGCCCGAGTCCGCTTCAACATCCTGGACTGCGGTGGTGACACCCCCATCCTGACCACCTTTGAATGCGGTGTCTCGGTCACTGAGGCCCTGGAGGAGTACTCTCAAGACGAGCCTCTTTCTGGTCGGTACTTCGCTGTCGCCATGAGGGGGCCAAAGAACAGCCGCCGTACCCAGATTCGCCCGGTGAAGGTCCGAGACCTCCAAGAGGACTGGAACTTCACCGCCTTGACCGAAGACGAGATCGCCAAGTTTGACGACCGTCTTTGGGATGACACGTCCCTTGATGTCGAAAGCCGGGCAGAGCTACAAAAAGTAGCCGACGCCTTCCAGGATTAAAGGTCCGAGCGGTGGTGCCGGGTAGACCCGCTACCGTTTCGGAAAAGGGAGGGGATCGGATCCGCCCCCGATCCTCTCCCTCCATCGCTGGCAGCCCCATCCACGCCATCGTCACCATGGACGAGCTAAAAGACGTGGTCGACATGTACTCAGGTTTTTCTGAGTTCGCCTTCGATGTCGAGACCCATGGGGGCCGGCAGGTCCGTATGTTGCTGCCACCTGAGCGCCGGCTCTCCCGGTACTCCGAGA